TTTCTACGAAGTTCTTGCAAGTTCATCGTCAAAACTTTTGTCTGTTGATTACAACGCAGGTCAAGGTTCTATTAGAAATGGTCTAGTCTCAAGTGGGAAACTACGTGGATTCGATATGTACAAATCAAACAACATTGCAAGCACAACTAATGCTGCAGGTAAATGTTTGGCAGGTCACATGTCTTCTACAGCTACTGCTCAGACTATAACAAGTACTGAAGTAATCAGAGATCCTGATAGCTTTGGTGACATCGTACGAGGACTCCATGTTTATGGTGGAAAAGTACTACGTCCTGAAGCCTTAGTTTCTGCTTTCTATGGTATTGACTAAATAGATTTGGGAGGTGTAAAAGCCTCCCTTTCTTTTTTAGAGTACAAATTTTATTTTAAACGCAAACAAGGAGACATAATATGTCAAACCCAGTATTCAAAGTACGTGATACAGGGCGCAACTCAGCCAGAACAGGTGATGTTCAAGGCATTGCTGACAATATTTGCAACTCGTGGACTTCAGCTACAACAGGAACTATTGCAGTTACTGCTGACGCTACTTACGATGTTTCATTTACACAACCCGCTGATACTATTATCAGAAATCTTATTGCTATTCCCGCAGGTAACATTGTTACAGCAGGAGCTTCAGGTGATGATGTTGATTTTGATTTAGGTACTGCAGCAGGTGGTGGTCAAATTATTGATGAAAAAGCTATCTTAGATGATGGTGGATCAGCAGTAACTTGGACAGCAAACGCACCTTTGTATATTATTCAAAACTCACACGGACACGCAGCTAACGCTTTTGTAGGTACAGGAGTAACAGCAGGTGTAGTAGGTGGACCTGCAACTTCAGAAGCTATTGTTATAGCCTCTACGTTGTATAGTGCTTCTGCTCGTACACTATATGCTCGTCTTAAGCCACTAGCAAATAATCTTGCTACGGCAGCTACAACAGTTACTTACTTAGTAGAGTTTTTACATCTCGGTTCAACCCCTGATTAAAAATGCCACAGATAGGTAACGATAAAAATCCTATGATCCTAAATGGCTCTAGTAAGCCTAAAAGCACTAGAGTCTTAGGATTGTTAGGTAGCGCATATTCTGGCGAAGCAAAGCAGAAGTACGCTGATAACTATGATCGTATATTTGGTAAAAAAAAGGATAAGTAATGGCTACAACATATCTGACATTAACTAATGAAGTTCTTAGAGAACTAAATGAAGTTCAGTTAACATCAGCTAACTTTTCAGATGCTGTAGGAATACAAGCTTTTGTAAAAGAATCTATTAATAAATCATTAAATGATATAGCTAATGCAGAACCACAGCTTCCTTTTTTTGCAGTGGCAGCTAGTGGAGGCACAGATCCATTTTACGGTAATGTTACAGTAGCATCAGTAGCAGGACAGCGTTGGTATACTCTTAAAGCAGGAAGCTCTAGTATTACTACAGACTATGCTTCTATAGATTGGGATGATTTTTATATAACTACAATTAGTGTGTCAGGTGAAACTGCACCTTATGTATCTAAAGGTTTAAAGTTTATAACACTTGCAGACTGGACAAGATATTTAAGAGATGGAGAAAATGCAGACGATGCTGACGCACAAACTTATGGAGAACCTAAGTATGTTATTCGTAGTCCTGATAATCGCAAATTTGGTCTAAGTCCTATACCTGATAAAGTATATAACGTACATTTTTATGCGTATAATGCACCTACTGCTCTTTCTGCACATGGAGATGCGATTGTATTACCAGATCAGTATGCTTCTGTTATTACAGCTAAAACACGTTATTACGTACATCAGTTTAAAGAAAATTTACAGCAAGCAGCTTTTGCGTTAGATGACTATAAAAAAAGCATAAGAACTATGAAGTCTAACCTTATTAATCCTCAACCTAAAGACATGACAGACGATAGGATTTATTTCTAATGGCAGCATCACAACCTTTTTCAGTTGCGCTGCAAGGTGGTTTAGATAAGTCTAGTAACTCTTTAGAACTTTTACAAACTCCGGGAAAAGCAACAAGATTAAAAAATTTTGAAGTCTCTACAAAAGGTGGGTACAGACGCATTAATGGTTACACGCAATTTGGAGATGGTACAAGACCTAACAGTTCTAATGAAATATTAGGATTACATGTGTATGCTGATGGAGTTATTGCTGCTTCAGGAACTAACATATATTTTAGTCAAGACGGAAATAGTTGGTTACAAATAAATAAAGACAGCGTAGCAGGCGGAGGAGATAACTACAGTACCTTTACAGGTCGTAGCACACTAGCTAGAACAAATCAAAGTAAAACACACTTTGCAACTTTTGAAGGAAATACAACTTATGGTGAAGTAGTTGTTACTGACGAAGGATCTGGAGTAAAACCTTTTTATTTTAAAATGACAGGTACTGGAGATGCACTAAGTAGTAGGACTTACTTTGCTAAAGAAATAACAGTAAGTGGTACACATTATCCTAAGTTTTGTGTAATCCACGATAAACACTTAGTAGTTGCAGGTGCAGCTACAGCTTTAAATACTATATTTTATAGTGGTACAAGTGATATAGATGATTTTACAACTTCAGGATCAGGCAGTATTGTACTAGACGATCAAGTAGTTGGTCTTAAATCTTTTCGTAATGAACTATTTATATTTTGCAAGAACTCAATTTATAAATTACAAAATATAAATAACTCAAGTACAATAGCTGTTGTACCAGTTACAAAAAATGTAGGTTGTGTAGACGGTAAGACTATACAGGAATTTGCAGGTGACTTAATTTTCTTAGCTCCTGATGGTTTTAGAACTATTGCAGGTACAGCAAGAATTGGTGATGTTGAGTTAGGAACTATTAGTAAAACTATTGAACCTATAATAAATGAAATTGTTGGAGGAACTTCTACATTTGAATTTAGTAGTGTAGTTCTTAGAAATAAATCTCAATATAGAATGTTTTATAGTACTTCTACTTCTTCAACAGCTAATTCAAAAGGAGTAATAGGAACTTTAACTCAAAGAGGTTTTGAATGGTCTGAAATATCTGAAATACAAGCCTGTGCAATAACTTCTGGATTTAACTACGCAGGTAAAGAAAAAAAATATCATGGTGATAGAGATGGATATATCTACAATCACGACACAGGAAATAGTTTTAATCCTGCAGGAACTGAATCAAATATATTAGCAGAATATCAATCACCTGATTATGATTACGGAGACTTTGGAACTTTAAAGACTTTAGATCACATTAAAGTTTCTCTATTTCCAGAAGGAGCTGTAGAGCCAACACTTAGAGTTAGGTTTGATTATGATAGTACAGACAGACTTCAACCAACAGATGTAGGAATAATATCAGCAACTCCTTCTATATTTGGAGATTCATCAGCAGTTTTTGGTACAAGTACTTTTGGTGCGCCAGAACAACCTTTAGTAAGAGCTACATTAACAGGAAGTGGACATAGTAACTTCTTTAAAATATTTAGTAACGATACAAATGCTCCTTACACAATAAATGGCTTATACATAAATTACAGACCATCGGGAAGACAATAACAATAAAGAGAGAATTAAATTATGGCTCAAACATATACTAGACAAAGTTCAATAGCTGATGGAGATACTATTACTGCTGCGTTGTTTAACAACGAATATAATCAACTCTTAAATGCGTTTGCTTATAGCTCAAGCAGTGCTTCATCTACAGGACACAGACATGATGGATCTACAGCACAAGGCGGTAATATTTATAAAATAGGTGACTTAGATTTTCTTAATAAAATAGAAGCTGATAGTACTAACAATCGTTGGGGAATTTATGTAGAAGTATCTAGTGCAGCCGTAGAGCAAGTAAGAATATCTGATGGTGTAGTATCTCCTGTTACAGACAGTGACGTTGATCTTGGTACAAGCTCGTTATATTTTAAAAATGCTTACATAGATGCTATCACTACTACAGGTAACGTAGCTGTAGGTGGTAACTTAACTGTTACAGGTACTACTGCATTTAACGGTGGTACGTTAACGCTAGGTGATTCAGCTTCTGATAACGTAGTGTTTGGTGCTGACATTAACAGTAATATGATTCCTAACACAGACAGTGCTTATGATCTTGGTAGCTCTTCACAGGAATGGAGAGACTTATACTTAGACGGTACTGCACACATTGATACGCTAGACGTAGATGTAAACGCTACCGTTGCAGGTACATTAGGTGTTACAGGCATTGCTACTTTTACTGATGATATTATTATTGGTGACGGTAAAACTATTGGTTCTGCTTCAGATGTTGACGCTATAACAATAGCAGCTAATGGTCAGCTTACACTTACACAAACTTTAATTGGTACAGCGTTAGACATTAGCGGTGACATTGATGTAGATGGTACAACTAATCTAGATGTAGTTGATATTGACGGAGCTGTAGATATGGCTAGTACGCTTTCGGTTGCAGGAGTACTAACAGGAGCTTCTCTAGATATTTCAGGTGACATTGATATTGATGGTACATCTAACCTTGACATTGTAGACATAGATGGCGCAGTTGATATGGCTACAACACTTGCTGTTGCAGGTAACGTAGACTTTAACGGTGATTTAGATGTTGATGGCACTACAAATTTAGACGTAGTAGACATAGATGGTGCTGTAGATATGGCTTCTACATTAGCAGTTGCAGGTGTTTTAACAGGCGCATCTTTAGATATTAGTGGTGATATAGACATAGACGGTACTTCAAACTTAGACATAGTTGATATTGACGGTGCAGTTGATATGGCTACTACACTTACAGTTGGTGGTGAAATAACAGCAGCTAGTTTAGATATATCAGGCAACGTAGACATTGATGGTACACTTGAAACAGATGCACTATCTTTAAACGGTACAACAGTTACAGCTACTGCAGCAGACATAAATTTAATAGATGGTATAACTAACGGAACAGTTATAGCAAGTAAAGCAATCGTTACAGATGCTAACATAGACATAACTGGTGGTAGAAATATTACTATTAGTGGTGAGTTAGACGCTGCAACCTTAGACATATCAGGTGATGCAGACATAGACGGTACTTTAGAAGCTGATGCTATTACTGTAAATGGTACAGCTTTGGCAAGTGTTATTGCAGGAACTACAGTAACTAACGCTACAACTGCTGCAGTGGCTACAACAGTTACAATCACTGACAACGAAAGCACAAACGAAAACAACGCTATTGTCTTTACAGCAGGTGGAGACTTAGACGGTGGTAACTTAGGTTTAGAATCAGATGGTGATTTAAAATACAACCCAAGCACAGGAACTCTTTCTGCAACTAACATTTCAGTTAGCGGTACTCTTAGTACTGTAGACTCAGTTACTATGAGTGCTAACAACGCTGTTGTATTTGAAGGTGCTACTGCTGATGCATACGAAACTACACTTACTATTGTAGATGCTACAGCAGATAGAACAATTACTTTACCTAACGTATCAGGTACAGTTCCTGTATTAGCTGCAGCAAGTAATACACAAATTACTTCTACACCTGCAGAACTTAATATCTTAGACGGTGTTACAAGTACTGCTGCAGAGTTAAACATCCTTGATGGTGTTACAAGTACTGCGGCTGAACTTAATGCCTTAGACGGCATCACTGCTGTAGTAGGAGAGCTTAATGCTCTAGACATAGGTAGTACAGCAATAGGTACGGCAGTAGCTTCTAAAGCTGTTATATTGGACTCTAACAAAGATTATACAGGTGTACGAAACCTTACTATAAGCGGTGAGCTTGATGCAGCTACGCTAGATATTAGTGGTGCAATAGATGTTGCAGGCACAGCCAACTTAGATGTCGTAGATGTTGATGGTGCTGCAAACTTTGCTGCTGATGTAACTTTTGCAGATGGTGCAGACATCATTACGGCTTCAGCAGGAACCTCCAACTTCCGCGCAGGTGTCAACGCGGGTAACAGCATTGAAAGCGGTGGTAATTATAATACTGTCGTGGGTGATGAAGCGGGTACTGCGATTACGACTGGTGATAATAATGTTGCAATTGGATATCAGGTTTTAACCGCAAACACCACAGGCACAGAAAACACCGCAGTTGGTTCAGCAGCTTTAGATGCTTGTACTACTGGATCATACAATTCAGCAGTCGGCAGAAATTGTTTGGGAGCTTTAACAACAGGTGGAGAAAATGTTGCTATGGGTTACCAGTCTTTAGATGCAACTACTACAGGCACAGGCAACACAGCACTTGGTGGTTCTTCTTTAGGAGCAAACACAACAGCAAGTTAC